GACCTTGTGGGCCAGTAGGACCAGTGAGGCCAGTGTCGCCTTGCGGACCTTGTGGGCCAGTAGGACCAGTGAGGCCAGTGTCGCCTTGCGGGCCTTGTGGACCTTCTGGACCAGTGAGGCCAGTGTCGCCTTGCGGACCTTGTGGGCCAGTAGGACCAGTGAGGCCAGTGTCGCCTTGCGGACCTTGTGGGCCAGTAGGACCAGTGAGGCCAGTGTCGCCTTGCGGGCCTTGTGGACCTTCTGGACCAGTGAGGCCAGTAGCGCCAGTAGTGCCTTGAGCACCATCAGCGCCTTGAGCACCATCAGCGCCTTGAGCACCATCAGCGCCTTGAGCACCATCAGCGCCTTGAGCGCCATCAGCGCCTTGAGCGCCTTGAGCGCCATCAGCGCCTTGAGCGCCTGTTGCTCCCTGCACTCCTCCTCCAGCACCCAACTCAATTTCAGTCGCTCCTATTTTAGCATATAAAGCATCATCCCATTTAAATTCAATATTATTATCTCCATCATAAAGAGGAACGGTATATCCATTTGTCGTTTGTTTTTTAATTACGCCAACTATAGCAGCATCGCCTCCAGCTCTAATATCATCATCGGCTGATATGTCTCCTGCTACATCTAATACGTAAGAAGCTCCTGAAGCTTTGCCTGATCCTATTCCTATGTTTCCGTCTTTGTGAACAGTTAATCTAAATTCATCTCCAGCTCTTAAAAAAACACGTCCTTCTGTTCCGTTTCCAGCGGAAAGTGTACAAGAGCCAGCGTTCGACGCTGCTTGGATTCCTATCAAATTTATTTCAGCCGCATTTGCGTATCCATTAGATACGCCACCAGTCAAAGTTAATATTCCAGCGTTAGTTTCTCTTCTGATGCCGTTTGGAGAAGTTATAATTATACCAAATGAGTTTTCTGTTGCGTCTCCAAAAGTAGTTCCTCCTTTAATTACGCCTCTTACAGATACATTGTTAAATTCTGCGTCACCAGTATTTCTCTGGATTCTCCATCCTTGGACTCCAGATGAAAAATTATTAGAAAGTATGTCTGCACCTAAAACCATTCCGTTTGCCGTCAAATCAACAAGAGTTACGGACTGAACGCCGGGTGTTTCTACTACGAACTTATCAGCTTGAACTTTGAAGCTAGATGTTTCTTCGTTTGAAAATAAATTAATTGCCCCAAGAATTCTTCCGTCACCAGTTAACTTGACGCCCCAATTTAAAGCAAGTTGATTATTAATCGCATTATTTCCGCTAACTCTAGCGGATGTTTCTATTATAACGGCACCCGAAACCGTATCTGTTTTAGCCGACACTGTTTGAATTTGAGTGGCTAACGCACCGCTCACATTAGCGAATGCAGAACCAGTTTCATCAATTCTAGCGTTTAAAGCTGCGGTAGTGCCAGTAAAAGTTGCATTCAAGCTGCTAATCTGAGAAGCTAAAGCGCCACTAACATTAGTAAAGGCTATACCAGTTTCGTCAATTCTTGCATTTGCGGCAGCATCTTTACCAGAATAGAAAGCATCTAAAGAACTTATTTGCGAAGCCAAAGCGCCAGAAGCGTTGGTAAAAGTTGTGTTAGTATTGGTCACTCTAGCGTCGAGAACGCCGCTCGCTCCAGTTAATGCGCTGTTAAGGTCACTAATTGTAGTTGCCAAAGTTCCAGTTGCATCGCTAAAAGTTAAAGCTGTATCGGTTATTCTTGAATTTAAAGTTCCACTTATACCGCTGAATGTTGCGCTTACATTATTAATTTGAGTAGCTAACGCTCCACTAGCGTCAATAACAACAGCTCCAGAAGCCTCAATTCTTCCCGCTAAAAATCCAGAAAGACCAAGATTACCACTCGCTGCAAGAACATCAATTCTAGCCGCTAAACTTCCGCTGATATTACTTGCCGTTAAATTTGTTTCAGTAATTTCGCTTCTAAATGTTCCGCTTATTCCCGTTGTTGTGGAATTTAAGGTTTGAATTTGGATAGCCAAAGTTCCTGTTGCTGTTGAAAGCAATCCAGTTGCTCCAGAAATAACTGATAAAGAACTGTTTATTCCATCTGTTGCTCCAGAAACAGCTACATACTGAGTTTGCAATGTTCCTGTTGCTATTTTTAAAGTATCAGTTACTTGATTCAAGTATCCAGTAGCCGCATCAAAATAATCGTTTGCGACTTCTTGTTGAGCAAAAGCTTGAGAAACAAATCCAGTGTATTGCTTATAAACAGGATCGTCGGCTAATACATAATCCGTCTCTACGGCTGGCAGAGCGCTGGCAACACCATTGCTTCCGAACATATCATCTCTAGCAACTCTTTTCATCTTTTTATCTACATTGCTAAAAAAGATAAATTGATCTTGAGAATTTAACTGTGTTGCTACTGGAAGTTCTGTTGCTCTCTTGCTCATACTTATATTTACATTAAGGATTGATAGATTCGTTTACATAAACCGCACTTAATGCTGGTTGACCATACGATCCTGACATTAATATTCCCGTCGTTTCGGAAACTTCAAAAGACCAATTAGTTTGAATTGTCGCGTTTCCTCCGATCTGAGGATTAATTGAATAAGAGTCTAAAAACGCATTCTGCACTTTGATTCCTAGTTTCGGATTTGATTGCGCGTCTCTAAAAGTAATGTCAAAATTATATCCACTTACGCTAACGTTTTCTTGCTGTAATTTTTGCGCTAAGTTCTCTGCTCCAAATGATTCTACTATTGATTCAAGAGATACTGTAGCAACCACAGGTTTTTGAATTTTTCTTGTTGTTGGATAGTTGCTGCCAAATCCATAAAGAGCTTTTCTTTCTAATCCGAGCTGCAAAGAAAACGAGGTGAAGTTTTCAAAGACATGGCCGAATGCAACTCCGCTTCCTCCATAAACAGCTTCAGCAGAGATAGACGCTCCAGCATAATAGCATCCATTATCAAAGATTCCTTTGAATCCTGTGGCAACTCTGCTTGATCTTGAGTTATCGTAAAAATCTATTCCAAACTTTCCTGTTGCAGCTTGACCAGATGATGCTGTATTTACCGAAGGAAGATAATTTTCAGCAGAGTAATTAGATATTGAGGCATTAGCTCCAACAAATTCGCATGATACTGTAGCTAAGTTATTTACCGCAACTTGCATAGAATAAGAGCCAATAAAAGCGTTGCCTATTCCCAGCACATTAAATCCGTCTGCGCTTGTTGCCGCTAAAGCATCTTTTCTCTGATCTTGCGCTATCAAAACGTAAAAGTTTCTATCTCCTGTACTAGAAAATACTGTTGATAGTGGATTTGAGTAAGACGAATTAGATACATCTAACCCTAAATGCTTTTCATTCCATCCATCATTAAGAAGATAACTCAGACTTAAAGAAACATCTGGCGCAAGTTGACTTTCACGAGAGGCAAAAGCGGACGATCCAATTTGTTTTAAAGGCTGACGATTTACGTTAAAGTTAAATCCGTAATTTTGGATAAAGTCTAAACGAGAAATGTATTGTCCAGTATTTTTTGATGGTTCAAAAGCTCCTTCTGAACCAACAAACATTTCCTGCATTTCGTATGAAATTAGTTTTCTCATTAGTAAACCTTTCTTGCTCCTAATGGATCTTCTATCATTGAAACCGAAATATCATTAACGTTTTTATAAACAAAAGTATGACTCCATTCAGGAGCGTAAAAGAATTTGTTCTGGTTGTATATCTTTGGAAATTTATATTGGAACTTTCTGAATCCTTGTTTGCCAATCAAGAAGTGAAGAATACATCTTGCTTCAGCGTCAGATACACCTTTGAAATCTAATTTCAATGATTTTAAAACATTAGCATGAAGCCCGAAATCAGTTCTTTTCGTAAACGAGTACGGCATTTCGGTTTTCACCACTGAAGTTTCTTTTGTTGTTTGTGTAGGATAAGTTGGCTGAAAAAAGAACTCTTTGCTAAATCTTGAATCACTTATTCCTGTATTTTGTCCTGTGGAAATGTCTCCTGTAACATAGTAAAAAGAATCATACATATTGTTAGCATTAACTCCTGTGTTTCTAACAACGTCATATTTACTATACGCTACTCCAGTAGAGTAATTTCCTTTTAAAGAACTTCCTGTAATAAATGGCGCAGACCAATTTAATAAACTTGATGATTGGTCCGAACTCAAAGAAACATTAACTGTATGAAGATCATTCTCATTAAAAGAATTATCTATATTTGAACAGAACATATTGATCGGCTTATATATTTGAGCCGCGTCAGTATATTGAAAATATCCAGTTCCATTTAACGATTCAAAATAGCCAGCAATCTTGCGCGCATCTTCTTGCTTTCTATTTTCAAACGGCATATTCATTTCCATTTGCAAATGGTTTAAGCCTTTTGGCATAACGTGCATATAGTTATCCGTTGTAGTATAAGACGCTAATTCAGCAGAAAAACTAACAGACATTCCATAAGAAGGCGTGAACGCCAACGACGCTGGAATAGAGCCAGTTACGTTTTGATCTCTATCGTAAAAGAAAGACATTAGATAAATCCTTGATAACTAAGAGTTATCACTAAATCATCAGTTGCGGATGAGTTTAATGATTCACTAATTAATTCCATATTCTCCATTGTAAATGAGGCTAATGATCCTACATTTATTTTAATTCGGCGCTTATTAGAGTCAACTATATAATCAAGAACCCTTTTTGATTGATAGTCATCAACAGCTATAGTAAATTCCGCATTAACTTTAAAAGGCTTTATAGTAGATACTTCTGTTGGCAAACTGCCAGTTGGATGATAGTACGGTTCTCTTTTGCATTCTACTGAGTAAGTGAATGATTCAATTCTATTAGTGCCGCTACCATCACACTCTATAGTAATATCATTTGGTCTTATAACTGATAGTTTGCCAGTTTCTGAGGCTCCAGTTGATCCAACGCCAGAACCAACTTGTCCAAATATAGAAAAACTCGCGCTAAGATTTGGGAAATTACCAACAGAACAAGCAACAGAATACGATGACAAATAAGCAGACTCAAAGCCAAAATTCTTTCCATTATAATTTACATTTCCGCTTACAGGAGTTAATCCAGTAAAA